TTAAAGCCACAGCACCTGCTGACTCCCCCGATCCGGATGTGGTGGTACTGAATTTATCTTTCCCGGACACGAGATAATTTGCGCTACCGTCTCAAGCGATTTGAAGGTGCAGCTGCAATTAATGTTCTGGCACTGGTTGTAACGCTCTTTGGTTTCTTTAGATACCTGATTGCTGCTGCGAGTGTGTGCTGCATGACCGCAAATTGGGCAGTTCATCATGATTCGTGCTCTCCTCAAGCAAAACTATTCACTATTGGTGAATTTATCACTTATTGCATATCCAAAGCATTTATTTTTACCTCAAGCTCAATACTTGTTGTGAATCCACTATCCGCGCTTAAGCTATGTGTAAGTGTTGTGATAATCCATTCAGCCGTATCGATCGCCTGCTTAAACCCGCTGACTTTCACCGGCATTTCTGTGTAGAGATCTGCGCGCCCCCGCGCCAGCTGCAGCGAGAAAGACGCCACGCCACGCTGCAGCCGTTCCCACTGCATTTTGGCGGCGCGCTCTGCGTTGCTCCGGTTGGCATAGGTCCGGCTCAGCACCAGCACGTTTTCATCCGTTCCGATCAGATAATCCCCCTGCTTCGCTTCCGGCTCCTTTTTTCTGGCCGTGGCTTTGCGCCGGCGCTTCACCTTCGCTTCCGGCTTTTTTTCCGGCTCGCGGGTGTGCAGCCAGCTGGCGATCACGCCGGTGTAGGCGTCGCGGTCAGCCAGGGTAAAGCGATGGCCATCACCATCTTTGCGCTGAATGGTTATAACCGGCAGCGGCCTGCCACTCGCGGTTTTGCCCTGCCCCTGCCGGATAAACAGCAGGTTTCCATTTTTCACGCACGCAACGGCGCCGCACTGCTTCGCAAGCCGCATCAGAAAGCTGGCGTCTGACTCGTTGGTCTGGTCGATGTGTTCGATCGCCATTTTCGCCACGTCCTCACCCAGCGCGACCTCCAGCCGGTGCCGGGCGGCGATATCTTTCACCATCTCGCCCACGGTGGTTTTATGCCAGGATTTCTCCCTTTTGATGTTAAGCGTCTGCCGGAAATCGGCGCTGCGGGCGCGCAGCACCAGACGGTCAGGCGTGCCGGTGTGCTCGATTTCGTCCACGGTGTAGCTGCCTTTCGGGAAAAGCACTTCACCCTGCCAGCCCAGCGCCAGCTCCAGCAAAACGCCACGGCGCGGCAACTGCAGCTGGCCGTCGGCGTCGTCCAGTTCGATGTCCAGCTGATCGGCCTCAAACCCACGGTTATCTGTCAGCGTCAGGCTCAGCAGCCGTTTTTCAAGCTTCTGTGTGATGTCGGCCCCCTCCAGCGTCAGCCGGAATGCAGGCGCGTTCCCCACCCCGTTAATCCACTGACCGCCCGTCATGAAAACAGCCCTCCCGCAGCTGTAGCCAGCCTGCCGGCAGTGGCGGAGGCCGCGCTCTGCATGGCAGTGAGCTGATCGCTCAGACTGCCGAACATGTCCGCCAGCGACTCGTCGGCACGTTTCAGGGTGAGCGTGAACTCAATTCGCCGACATTCACCGTTGCTGAAAAACTCCGCTTTGGTCTGGCTCAGGCTCTCGATCACGTACATGCCGTAAACTGTGCCGCTGCCCTCAATCAGCGGCCATGCGCGACCCAGTTCTGCGATTTGCTCCAGCGCGTATAACGTCAGCCTGCCGCCGGTAATCTCCGGCAGCAGCACACCGGAAAGCGTCAGCGTGTCGTTATCCGGCCCGAGGAACTGCAGCGAGGGGCGCACGCCCACCCGGCTGTTTGCCGGAAATCGCCAGCTGCGCTGCAGCTGCAGCTCCTGATAAGGGACCGTTTTCAGCATGAAAACGAACATCCCCAGCGTCATCATCATTCGTCAAATCCTCCCCTGTCGCGGTAGCTGCTGCGGGCGCGGGCCTGCGCCTGCCGCTCTTTTGCCTCAAGTCTGCGCATCACTTCATCGACCAGATCCTGCTGGCTTTGCCCTGGCTGCTGCACGATGGTGATCGGCGCGTGAATACTGACAGCAGGGACGGCGCCAGCCGCTGATTTTGTACGGGCCACGTCCTGCCGGTACGCCTGCGGGGGCAGGCTCAGCGGGTGCAACGGTTTCGCCTCGCCGGTAGCCGCCGCGCCGCCGAGCGCCAGCGCGGCCAGCGCGGCCAGCTGCGCAGTACTCCTGCGGCTGGTGACGTTCGCCGGCCCGCTGACAAGCTCCGGCCCGTTCTCGCCGGCCACGCCAAACTGCCCGGACGGGATAAACCCGCCGCTGTCGTACATGCCGGCAAATGCCGGAAACCCGCCCGGCGGCAGCGATACCCCGCCGCCCGGTTTTACCTGCGGTGCGCGCGGCTTATCTCCGTCAGGCTTCAGAATGTCCGGCAGGTAATCGGTGAGGGATGAAAGCTTGCTTTTCAGCGCGTCCCATTTCTGGCTGACGCCTGCCAGCAGCCCATCGATCATCTGCGCGCCGGCTTCCTGAAACCGTGCCGGCAGCGCCTGCACGTCTGCCACAATTTCGTTCCATTTGGTGCTGATGTAGCTGCGGATCGCGGTCCAGACGCTGCCCACCTTCGTGCTGATGGCGTCCCACATCGCGGAAAGTCTTGACCCGAGCGTGTCCCAGTTCTGCCAGATAAGTAGCGCCCCGGCGGCAATCAGGCCAATCACAGCCAGAATCGGGTTCGCCATCATCAGCCGCCCCAGCCACAACACCGCGTTGCCGGCAATGCCAATCCCGCTTTTGAACAACCCGAACGCGCTGAACGCCTTAAATCCCAGCCACTGCACCGCTTTGCCAGTAATCCCAATCCCGCTTTTCAGCAGCCCAAACGCGGTGATCCCATTCAGCCCCAGCACGCTGCAGCTCAGCCGCAGCAGCGCCAGCGGACCGAGGATTGCCGCTGCCGCCAGTGAGAGCGCGCCGAGAGCTGTCGCGCCAATGGCAAACGCGGCGCCCATTTTGAACAGCGCCGCCGTCAGCTGCGGGTGCTGCTTAACGAACTCACCGAGTCCGGATGCCAGTTCGCCGAGCCAGTCGGCCAGCAGCTTCAGCGCGGGGGCCACCGTTTCACCGATGGCGGCCATTGCGTTAGTAAATGAACCGGTTGCCGCCTCCCATTTATTGCCCAGAGTGCTCAGCGAGGCGTCAACGCGCTCACGCAGTGAGGCCTGCGTTTCCAGCTTCTGCGCCGCGTCCCGGTAGCCCGCGATGCCTTTGCTGATCATGATCTGGACGACCTGCGACACCTCCGCGTCATCCCCGAACAGGCTCTTGATCGTGGAAAGTCTTTGCTCGGTGTTCAGCTGGCTGATTTGCGCCAGCTGCTTATACATTTTCTCAAACCCGCCGAACTCGCCTTTGCCGTCGGTGAAGTTGAATTTCACCCCGGTGCCTTTCAGGTCATCATTCACGCCCTGAATGTTTTCGCTGTCCATCATGCCCTGAAACACCTTGCGGTAGGCGTTGCCCGCCGACTCGCCGGCCATGCTTGACTGGTCAGCCATCACCAGCAGCGGCGCAAACGCTTTTGCTGCATCAATGCCCTGCATCTTGATGATGTTCATTGCGCTGCTGATTTTGGCGTAACCCTGCAGCATGTTGCCGGGGTCAACACCGGCGTAAAATCCCTTCTGAATGATGTCCGTCAGACGCATCATGTCTTTTTCGCTGGTCTGCGTGGCGTCCTGCAGCTTCGCGGCAAACTCCGCCGCGTCTGTCGGTGCCATCTTCAGCTGCACACCGAGATAGGCCGTTGCCTCACCCAGCCCGCCGAGGATCGCCTGCGCGCTCATGCCCTGTCGGCGGAGCATGGTCATCATGTTCTGAAAGTCTGCTGTGGTGCCGGGCAGCTTATCGCCCAGGCTTACGGCCAGGCGGTTGATTTTCTCAAACTCGGCCGAGACCTTCGCGCCCGGCCCCATAAGCGAGGCAGCAAGCTGCGTTGCTGCGTCCTCGGACTCTACGAAAGCACGAACCGGGGCCATCATGGTGACGCCGGTTGCTACACCCGAAGCCACCATGCCCGCGCCGTTACCGGCCAGGCTGTTACGTAGATTGATCGTTTTATCATGGGTCGCCCGGATGGCGGCCAGCTTCTGCTGGTATTCGCTTTGCCTTCGCAACTCCGCCTGCTGGCGCTCGCCCAGCCTGCGCAGCTCCGCCTGCTGCCGCTCAATCGCCCCCGTTGCCGCCTGCGCGTCAGTTTTGAGCCGCCGCTGCGCGGCGCTGAGCTGCTTTGTATCAATACCGGTGGCGTTCAGCGCCTCGCGCTGGCGCTGCACCGACAGCCGCAGGCCGTTATAGGTCTGCTGCAGCTGGCTGGCGCGGTTCTTAGCCTGCTCAAGCAGGCGCGCCTGCGCGGCGGTGGGCCGGTTAGTTTCGGTGAACTGCACGCCAAGCCGCGCCGCTTCCTCACGGGCGGCATTGAGATTGTTAGCGGTTACGGCCAGCTGAGAGCGCGTCTTGCGGAAACCGTCAATCCGGCCCGCCTGATCATTTAGGGATTTCAGGCCGTCTTTGCTGGCCTTCAGCGCGGCGGCCAGCTCTTTTGAGCCGTCGCTTGCACTTTGAATAGGGCGCGTGATTTTATCGACCGCGCTTAATACCACCTGCAGGCGCAGGTTTGTGTTACTCATCGTCGCCGGCTCCGCTTCGCTGAATTGCTTTGTGCCGCCACTCCAGCACGTCCGTCAGCGACTCCGCGTACATGACCGGCGGCGGCCAGTGAAAAACGGTAGCGATGTCCGCTACCAGATCTTCTACCGTCAGGCCGTCGGGAAAGCTGACAGCGCCGACTTCGGCAACAAAAAAGTGACCACCTCGACGGAGAGCGACAGCAGGTCGGCCGGGTCCATTTCGCTGATTTCCTGCGCGGTAAGCGCGGGCGTGGTGACGCGCGGCAATACAACCATCATTGCGTTGACGTCCATATCCATCAGCGCCTGCAGGCGGGTGCCGCGCAGCGCGCCGGACTGCGGCTTGCGGACGGTGATGTGAGTGATTTCGGTTTTGCCGCGCAGCAGTGGGGTATCCAGCTCGATGGCTTTTTCAGTGGTTTTATCAGTCATGATGCGATTCCGTTAATAAGGGATGAAGCGGCAGAACGGTGCCTGCCGGGTTGATTACAGGCCGAGAGCGTTCCGGTGCGCTTCCATCAGGTCAGTGCCGCCAACGATTTCGATCATGTTCACCAGATCGCACTCATAGAGCACCTCACCGTTGATGGTCAGCTTGGCGTAGCTGTTGGTGCCTGACACCTTCGTGGTGCTGGATTCGCCGGTCTTCCACTCGCCGGAATCCAGCTCTTTGTAACGTCCGCGCGTAACCAGCTCGACCGCCTGCACCTCGCCGGTGTCGTCACGCTGGATGGAGCCGGTAAAGCGCAGCTGAATTCCGTCCACGGTGGTGGTGCCCATCTGTTTAAACAGCAGCGACTCCGTGCCGCCGATAGTGAATTCGGTATCCAGCGCGCCGTCGTCCAGCCCCATGTCGATATCCACCGCGCCGGCCATGCCGCCGCCGCGATATTTCTCAAACTTGCGGGTGAATTTGGGCAGCGTTACGGACTCAGCCAGCCCCTGCCAGTTGTTGCCGGCGTTAAAAATATTCAGGTGCTTGAGCTTGCGGGGTAATGCCATGATTCAGTCTCCTTATGCGCCCACGCGGCTGCTGAAATCGACCAGATACTGGTCGGTGATGCGCTGACGCAGCAACAGGTTTTCCAGCGGGGGCACCGGCGTGTAGTCGTAGTCGATCAGCAGCTTGCCCGCCTTAAGCGTGTCCTTATCGTTCACGCTCTCATCCAGCCAGCAGTCTGCGCCGATGAGATAGCCCTGATTGACCAGGCTGCGCAGCTTCGCGCGGATGCTTTCAATAATGTCGCGGGCCAGCGACGGGTTGAGCGGACCGTCAACGGACCACATCTGCGCCTCGGCCATGGTGTCCATCAGCACCTGAGCGGTGCGGGTGTAACACTCGAAGGCAAACAGCGCGTCATCACTCAGGCAGCGGGAACCCCAGAAGCGATAGCCATCCTTGCGGATAAGCGTGGTGACATCGTTCTGGTTCAGCAGCCCGGCGTCAGTGGCAGGATCCTGCAAATCCCAGAACACGTCTTTGGAAATGCCGGTGACGCCGTTCACGCCGACGTTTGACAGCGACTTATGCCAGCCGGTCTGTTCATCAATTTTGGCACGCAGGCCCAGCGCGCGGGCGGTGGCATACGCCGTCGCGTCCGCTTTCAGCACGGTGTCAAAGCTGATGAAGTCAGGCCAGATGAGCATGCCCTCGCGCTGGCTGAAGTTAGCGCGGTAGGCAATCGCCTCCTCCACGCTCTCACAGCCGTAAGCTGACAGGTAGGCAAAGCCTCGCAGGCTCCACGCTCAGCAACTCGGTGGCAACGGCCTTGGTGTCGTGACCGGGCACGCCGAGGATACGGGGCTTCACGCCGCACACCGACTGCGCCGCCAGCAGCGCCTTCATGCCGGTGCGCTGGCCGTTGGTTACGCCGCCGACGATGTTGGCCGTGGTTTCCGCCTCGGTCTGACCCTGCGGCACGCGCACCACGACGGTGACGGGCTTGGACTGGTCGGCGATGGCGTCCAGCGAACGGGCGAGCGTGCCGGATTCGCCCGCTTTACCGCTGGCGGTAAGTACGTCGGTCAGCAGTACCGGACGATTGAGCGGGAAGGTCGCCGTGTCGGCGTCGTCGCCGGTGCAGACCAGACCGACAATCGCCGTACTGACGGTGGTAATGGTTCGGGTGCCCTCGTTGATTTCCTCAACGCGCACGCCGTGATGATAATCCTGTGCCATGTGGCGGTTCTCCTGTTAAGGGGTTCCGCTATGGTCGTGCCTCATTGCAGATGGCGCATCTGAGTAGTGTTGTGTGAGGGCTCACACAATTATCCGCGACTCCGGAGTAACTGCCGTACCCGCTGGTACAAATTAAGAATGGACCGAATCAGGGATTATTCCCCCTGAATCCGATTGATAACCCTCTTCAATACTTTAACTATGAGGGAAATGTTAAACGGGAGAATAACGATGAAACTGGCCCCGAAACATTACCGCCTGTTGTCCCTACTGCAGGAAAGAGGCTCGATTCCCGCGCGTATCAGGCCTGTTATACGGGAAGAACTGGTGGCAATGGGCCTCGCTGAATATTTTCACTGTGAGGAGTGGCTCAGGGAAAAGGAACGCTACAGGCTGACGAAGCAGGGCCGGGAATTACTTGAGAAACACGATAAAGAGATTGAGCAGGAAAAGCAGCGTGCCGCCGGTGAGTCACGGCCATTGCGTCCTGGAAGGCCGCGAAAGGACAGCAACCGCTTCCCTTGACGCTTCCAGTCTACAGACTAGCCTTGGTAGGCATTCTAATAAAATCGACGTTTTCGTTACCCCATATTATCCGCGCGCTGGCGCGGTTTTTTTTGCCCAGTAAATCAGTTCGACAGTGTTTAGTCTTGTCATATCAACTCGCCCGCAAATCATGCAATGGGGTATTTGTCAGCGAGACATCTCACCTGCCGTAACCCGATATCCTGCGTAGTGTACCCTCTCAAAACATTGCATCACCTTGACGATGCCGTTAAACCGGTTATATTTATCTACCTGAATAAGAAATTGTGTTTTCATTTTAGTTTGCTGCCGCGCCCTCCAGCGCGGTTTTTTTTGCCCCTAAAATAATCACATTACTGACAGTTAAGTTCTTTATCTTCGCGATTCAAACAAATCATTATCCATTTGTGCAGTAATGGTATTCTCTCACAGCGATTTATCCTGTCGCGAATTTCAATTATTTATTTTTCCGCCCGACATACCTGGTCAGGTTGCGGCGTTTTTTTATCTGTAATGCTTTCGTCCTTAAGCTCTCTTAGTCTTGCCGCAGGAACATAGCGGTATAGTGTTTTGACTGACACTTCCAGCACCAGTGAAACCTGCAGCATTGTTGCCCCCTGAACCAGCATCCGCTCAGCCCTGGCTGTCACGTCCGCTGTCATCACCCGCCGGCGGCCCCCAACGCGCCCTTTTTCCCGCGCAGCTGCCAGCCCAGCGCGGGTTCGCTCTACGATCAGCTCGCGTTCCATTTCCGCAAGCGCCCCCATCACGTGAAAGAAAAAGCGCCCCATCGCCGTGCTGGTATCAATGCTGTCGGTCAGGCTGCGGAAATTAACGCCGCGTTCACGCAGTTCTTCCGTCAGCATTACCAGATGACGCATGCTGCGCCCGAGCCTGTCCAGCTTCCAGACAACCAGCGTGTCCCCGGCCTGCAGGCAACGCAGCGCCTTTTTCAGTCCGGGGCGATCACGGGTTTTTCCGCTGATCCTGTCCTCGAAAATCAGCTCACAATCTGCGCTCTGAAGCGCAATCCGCTGTAAATCCGTGTTCTGGTCATTTGTTGACACCCTGATGTAGCCAATCAGCAC